GCACGTTCGACTGTTACGCCTAGTTCATTCGTATAACTGATTACGTCGTCGTAACGGATATCCGCTAACTTATCGAATAAAAAAGATACGCTAGAAACTACTTCATCGCCGAGTTGGTTTTGTACAACGGCTGTCACTTCGTCAGCGCGACACTTGAGCGTTAATTCGCTAGGTTCACTGGTAACGTTGCCCCAGTCGTCTTTTGCGCCTGGCCGTTTACGCGTCGCCTTTTGTTTCATCGCAATAATCGCCATTTACAACACCGTCCATTTCGGAGTACGAGCTCGACTAACGCCCAGCATTTCGTATACTTCGTCGGGAATAAAACCCGCTAAATCTACCGGTGCGCCATTCTTCGAGCCGATGCCGTCTTTGAACGTAAAGTTAATGCCGGCAACTCCGAAACTAGCAACGCCTTGCTGCGCCATTTTGTTTGTGTCGTTGAAGATTGCGCCGAGGGCAGCGCCAAACAGGTAATAGGCTTCGTTGGGGATTTCGATATCTTTGAACTTGCGGTCGATTGTGCGCTTGCTAACGTTTAGTAATAACTGCTTGCGATCGTCTTCCGCGTCGAGGAAATCTTCGTTATCAATAGCGTTAAATTTGATATAATCGTTGGCTTCCGTTAAATTCCACACGTAAAGCACCTCCGTTTATTTATTTCGCGGAGGTTTTGCGTGCTGCTTTCGGCTTGGCCGCCGGTTTCGCCTCCGCTTTTGGTTCTTTCGGTTCTTCCACGCGTTGAGCATCCGGTAATGATTCCAATACCTTCAGTTCCTCAGCGTCTTCCGTTGCATAGCGCCCATTCTTAAACGATTTAAAAGCGCCTTCTACGTAGAAACTTAGTTCTGCGTGTTTCGATTGGAACACTGCCATATAATCACCGCCTTAAAAAGAAAGCCCGTAGCGTTTAGACTACGGGCGATTGTGTTTCGAATTAAGCTAAAGATTTGATGCGAGCGTGAGCTTTTTCTTGTTTCGCTTCTAAAGTGTACTCCCCTACGATCATTCCTTCGAAGTAGTCACCTTTCTTACCAAGGTATTCGTGAGTGAATTCACGTCCTTGTAACGGCTTGATAGCTAAACGGTTAGTGTCAACTACGAATAACTCGTCAGCTGCTAAGTTGTTGTTCAATAAGATTTCTGCAGCACCGAAGTCAGATACGAAGTGGTCTACAACTTGACCGCGTCCGTTATCTTGACGATCTAAACGGATGTTAGATTTTTCGAAGTTAGAGATAGCACGTTTTTGTTTCGCGCCTACGATAATTTTGAAGTTTCCGCCTGAAGCGAATCCGCCTTTTTCGTAGATTTTTTGCATAGCGTCGTTAATCATTGAGTCAGTTAAAGCGCCAGCACCGTTAATAACGTTAGTTTGAACGAATGAACGAAGACCGCCCATTTGACGAGTTAATCCGTTTGGAGCTTCGTATTTAACCCCGTTGATTACCGCTTTTTCTAATTGAAGTGCTAATTCAAGTTGTTTTTTCGCTTTCTCGTATTCGTAAATGTCATCAATTCCGTAGTTGTTTACGGCCGCAGCTGTACCCGTGATTGAGATAGTTTCGTCGAAGATTTGAGTGAAGTTCGATTTACGTACGCGTGCTTTGTAACGTGCATCGCGAGCGTCACGTCCTTCTTGACCTTCTACGAATTGGAATTCGATTTTAGCTCCATCAGCAATTGCAGCCGCTGTAGTAGAAGCATATCCGCGAGTTACCGTTAATGTTTTAGTACCTTCGTTAACTGCAGTAACAAGTAATAGCTCGTCACCGATTTTAACAACGTTTGAAGCACGGAACGGCTCAACGTCAGCAACTACAACAGCCGTAGCTACGTTTGTTACTGCGCCTACTACTGTAGATTCATCACTATACATTTCGTCCTCAAAGTGTACGTGTTCAACTTGTGTAACTGGGTTCGAGAAGCCTAATACGTTAAGCATTGGAGTTTGATGTGGATTTAATAATAGAATTTCTTCAACTACTGATTCTGGTTTACCTACTAGTGCGCCTGATAAAATTTTAGACATGTGATGTTTCCTCCTAATAATGTGTTTTAGTAATTAAAAAGACGCTCCCAAAAGGAGCGTCTTTTTATGAATTTAATTCGCGTTTTAATTTTGAATAAGCGACCATATCTTCGTGTTTGCCTGTCTGTTTAAAACGATCTGCCGCTTCTTGGAGTAATTGTTGCGCCGTTTTGTCTGACGTATCGCGATTACCGTTCGTACTTTCGCCTATTGGCTTCTGCGGTTTCTTCTGCGCCACTAAAAACGGTTTATTTTCAACGAGCGATTTAACGACGTCTTCTACGCCAACGATTTCGCCCTCTTCTCCGACCGACACTGCAGATAAGTCGGCAAGCTGAAGCGCATCATCGATATATGCAACGCCAAGGCCCGTAGCAACCTTAGTAAATTCGTTTTTGATACGTTCGTTCTTAACGGATTCTTTTAACGCCTCTAATTGCTGCGCTATTTTCGTCTTTTCTGCTTCGTACTTCTGAGCGAGCTTTTCTGCGCGTTCTTTTTCGCCAAGTTCAGCAAGTTCGCGTTCTTCTTTAAGTTTCGCAAGTTCTTCAGCCGCAGCTTTTAAATCACCGTAGTCAGCGTATTTATTTTTCACGCGTCCTTTTTCACGACCGATTAAAGCGTCGAGTTCCTCCTGCGTCATTGTTACCGTTTTTACTTCGGGTTTATTTGCCGGTTCCTCAACCGTAATTTGTTCGGTAACTACTTCCGTTTCGACTTGCTCTGTTTGTACTTGCTCGTTCAATTCTTCGCTCATGGTAATCCTCCGTCCGGTTAAAGTCCGTCGACTATTACGTATAAATCAACCGTTTAGTTTAACGTCGTAACGTTCGGACATGAAAAAAGACGCCCGTAAAAGGCGTCTTCGGTTTGTTTTATTTAATTGTTATTTACTTTCTGGAACGATATATGTTTGTAATGGAAACTTGCCGTCTGTTAAGTCATCCTTACGTACTACTAATAGTAAATCATTGTCAAGCGCGTTCACTACTTCATACTCGACTCCTGCGTAAGTCACCTGTCTATCTAGTTCTGCAATAATCATTTTAAATCATCCTCCCCATTGTCATAGGTAAATATTATCACAACTAGAAGGAAAATTGTGTGATATTTTTGGAAATATTTATTTAAACCCGGTCAGGCCGTTTCACCGGACTAACTACGTGCTTACAATTCGGGTGAAATATTTCTCGGTTAGGTAGATCGCCGATATACGGATAATCTCCTTCGGCTGCAGGCGTTAGCTTTACTATTTTGCCTTCCCATTTTCTACAATCGTCTTTTGCCCCGTGTTTTGAAATCACACCGTAGTTAGCGCCACGTTGAACAGCTTCGTTCATGGTCGCCTCTTTGTGCGCCTCCATCATTTTCGTACGGACTACCATTTCGACATAATCTTTTAACCTACGTCTGGCGCCCGCTGCATTTATAATTGAAGTATCCGCGGCTGCGTCTAAGTTCTTACGAATTTCTTTTAAGAGCTCGCCTGTTAGCGTAGATGTTCCGTTAACACCTTTCGTTACATTAGCACGCATTACTTCTGCGGTAGATTTTCGGATAGCTACTATAATTCGCTTTTCCATGTTCTGCGTGACCGCTAGTAAGTTATCTTGCGTATCAGCAACTACGGCTTTGACAAGTTCTTTATTAATGCGATTAAACTTAACGAGATTTGCCGCTTGTTCAACCGTATCAACAATGCCGAGAGCAATAATCGCTCGAATAATGCCGTCTTCTGCTGCTTTCGGAATCGCTTCGTTAATCCAGTCGGCTGTCTCTCCGTCAAGTTCGCGTAGTATTTCAATAATCGACTTCATTACGGCCAATGCATTAGCGCGTTGAAAATCCGTAAGATCAAGGCGATAGAGTTCATTGCGAATCTGTTCTAACGCCTTAACGTAGTAATTTGTTAGCTTCCCAACGTCATATTCGTAATTCGGAGGCGGTAATTCACGCATTACTCAGTCGCCTCCTCCGTTGTAGGTGTCGTTTGGTTGAATATCGAAGAATCAACGGTACCCATTGCGGCTGTTTCGTCTTCTTCAATGCGGTCCATGATTTCCTTCGCTTTGTCGTCGTCTACTTCGTCCTGTCGTTTGATTGCCGACTGAACATCTAGCGTAGATTTACCTGACGTACGAATTTGCATGATTTCGGCTTCTTCTTTTTCGTTTTTAGGGATACCATCTTTCCACATGATTTTCGGATAGACCGACTCGCCTTCGTATTCGCCGAATTGTGAATCGAATAGATAGCACGTATATAGTGCGTCGCGAATCGCCTTGTCGTAGTGGTTGCGGATCCTGCGAACCTTCGAAAGTATTGGCATGAAGCGAGCTTTAATCGCTGCGCCGTCTGTATGTGACGTCCCTGTTCCGCCTGAGTCGCCGTCAGCCATCGTTGTACCGAATAGCCATTGCGGTGTTTCGCTCATTTGGAAGATATACGAAACTAGGAAGTTGATTTCTTTGAATACGTAATCTAATTGACCGTCCCACGTAATTGCGCCAGGAGTTGCGTCTTCTTTTGTAATCGGAATGTATTTTCCGCCAAAACTAACGCTGTTTCCTACGCCTTCTAAGTCGGGACCGTATAACGTTGGATCCGAATGCTTCATGAGTATGAAATCTAATTGCGAAATTCTGTCTTCGATAGCTTGTAGCGCCTTTTCAATCTTTTCGATGAATCCGTCGCCTTGCCAGTCGTCATCGACCGAAGAATACGGAATATGAAATACCGGAATGTGCGAAAGACCTGTTTCTACGATGTCCTCGTCGCGTCCTGTCGCTACTTTGTCGCCGATTGTGTAAAGTGTAATTGGATAGCCATACGTATTGTCTACGCCGACTTCTGGACGCGTAATTAAGCGATATCTTTCGTAAATGATGTAGCCGGGAACATGGCGCTCAATATTGAGATACGGAATCTCATCGTTACGAGTCTCAACCCATTCAATCTGCGCGATGTTTACCGCCTTGAATTTCTTTACGTCCCCGTTACTTGTTTCCGGAAATACATACGATGCGTTAACATGCTCAATAATCGGCTCCATTTCAACGTCTTCCGGAGCATCGCCTTCGATAATACCTAGCGACTTCAATTCGCTGTAATCTTGACGGTAGCCATAACGTACTTTTACGAAACTGTCGCCTCGATAGCCGTTTGAAGTTGCGCTTTCGTAAATCAAAGTGTTTAGGTCGTTTTCTTCAACGTATTTGTTGAGCGTTACTTGCTCGTCGCTACTGTCCGGCTTACCTGCTTCGTAAATCGGTGCATCTCCGACTAATAGGTCGGCGGGTTTAAGCGTCAAGATATAGGGCAAGTTAATTGCGATGTATAAGACGTCTAGTTGCGGTTTTTGTGGCGAATCTTTTAAGAGTAATCGCGCTCGATCGTATACTTCCCACTGCTGACCTTTGAAGAATTTACGCATCCGACTGTATTTAGCCAGTCTCTGAACAGATTCTTCTGGTGGAAACTGCTTACCGGTTTCGAATAATGCCATGAAACGACCTCCTTTCTTTTTCACATTGGTTAATTAGAACACATCAGTAAATAATCATATTAGAGAAGACTTCTGCCATTAAACGGGATTCTTACATCCACGAAGGCTTCTGACGTACCTTGCGTTTGCCTTGTTTCGATACTGATACGGAAATCTCACAGCTATCAACAAGGTCGTCATGGTCAGCGCCGTAACGTTCGAATTGTTCAAGTAGTAACGCGTGTCTACGCGAGAACTGTATCTTTCCGGTTTCAATATCCGGTAGCATAGCCTCAATACGAAGCTCTTTACGGCTGCGTTGAAAGACCTTTTTAACACGATTATGCGCCGGATAACCCGTAATAGCTAATCGTTCTTTAAGTTTGTCTACGAAGAACTCCTGCGCCATCTGCGCCTCTGCTCCGATTACGTCCGGCTGTAACTCGCGCACCTTATTAACGATAACTTCCATAAAAACGTCAGGATGAACGCGATCTCCATACGAATCTATTACGTAAGCAACGCCTGTTTCTCGATGTCTAGCTGTTGCTGTAATCGCAGAGTAGTCACCGCGCTGTTTACCCATCGCAAAGTCAATTCCGAGTGCTATCGTATAGTCTTTATGCGGAAACTGACGCGCTGGATTCGTGTCGTCCCAGTACGTAAACTTTTCCGGATTGAATAGCATCGATTCTTCGTCGATCGGATTATTCATATACTCGGTGTTGAACGCTTTCGAGCCGTTGTCCCATTTCCACGCCATTAACTTAAATAACGGCTGTACTTCGGGCCATAGGACGTTAGCGCCGCGGTCCATTTCGTCTTTGTTCGCAATATAAAAAAGCTCCGCCGTTTTGGCCGAGCGAGGATCTTCTCTATTTACGTATATCTGACGGCATTCTTCCCATAGATCCATTCGTTCGGGCATATCGATAATCGCTTGATATCGCTTCGCCTCGAAGTCGGCACGGTGTTTCATGACGTCGATTAACAAGCTTTCGTGATGGACTGTCGTACCCATAAATACGGTAGCAGTCTTTTTACCTTCCGGATCACCTAACGGAATTACTACCTGACGGAACCAATCCTTTAGCTCCTGGCGAAGTTGCTCCGTATTTGTGTTCCGTTTATCTTCTAAATCGTCGCAGACAATCAAGTCCGGTCGATTTCCGTTCCAGTTACGTCCGCGTAGCGCTTGCCCTGACGAAGCAGCCTGCACTAGCGTAAGCATTTTCTGTTTACCGTTGCCGAGGTCTTCCCAGGCGATAAATTCACCGCTGTTATCCTTCGGATTCATCTGCTGTTTAGGCGAAAGAATCTGGCCGAAGTCGCGAATTAACTTTTCGTTGCCTTGCAGCTGTAGCTTAATCCATTCGAGGTTAGCGCTAGCAACTGACGGCGTTTCCGAGATAATAATGATGTATTTACGCTTACGATAAACGATTTCATGTATCGGAAATGCTTTCGATAAGAAACTCGACTTAGCGTGTGAACGAGGCGCCGCAACAACTACACGCTTGTTGATTTCTTCGTTCGATACTACGTTCATAATGTCGCAGATTTCGTGATGAAAGTCGGGCGCGTGCTTTGTTATCGTGGTCATGTCGTCGTTATGCTCGAAAGCCGGAATCCAATTTCCGCTATTATCGGGATTGGCGTTTTCACCAAACCAATTATATGCGAAAAACAGTAGGTCGGTATCGCCGCGTTCGATTGCCTCTAAACGTTTCAACTCGCGAATATACATCGCAAGATCACGCTTTTCATCGGCGGTTAATTTATCGATATTACGCGTTCTAGGGACGATGTACTGGCGCAGCTTATCGATTTCTTTTCTACGCGTCTTTGCATCGCTCCAATTACCGTTA